GACGGCCAGTACCGATTGACCTATGTCGGCCGAGAAATCCTCGGCGCGCGTGGTCCGGTCAATGAACTCACGCCGCTCCAGCTCGCACCGCGGCCGCCGATGCGACCAGGCGCGGAGATTGCCGCACGCCTTCCTTCGATGGCCGCTGGCCGCTTGTGGAGCCGCTGATGCCATTCCCAAAACGCACTGCAGAGGAAGTGCTGGCGCTTTGCCGCGAGAACGTCCGCATTGATGAGGACGGGTGCTGGATATGGGCCGGCGCGTGCATGAGCGCCGGCTATCCGATTGTGAGCTGGGACTACCGGCAATGGTTGGTTCGCCGACTGACGTTGGAGCTTTCCGGCCGACGCATCGGAAAGAAGCAGGTCGTGTACTCGTCGTGCGGCGTTCGCAAGTGCGTGTGCCCTGACCACTTGCGCGTGGGCAACCGGAAGCTCGCCGGCCAGCAGAACGCGAAGCACGGCTGCTATCCGAGCGGCGCGAGGCGCTCGCTCATCACATCGCTGGCGCGCGCAAAGACCGCGCGTCTGCCCATCACCGAGCGCCACAACGTGCTGGCCGCTCGTGCTCGCGGCGAGACGCTGGCGCAAATCGGTTCGCGCTACGGGGTCACCGATGACGCAGTAGGCCACGCGCTTCGCGCATGGGAGCGGGCGCTCGGCCCGGTGCTTTTCTTGAGGGACGCAGCATGAGCGAAAAGATGCTTTGGTTTCGGTGCTACGCCGAAATTGTGGACGACGAGAAGCTTCGGCTGCTCGCCTTTGAAGACCGCTGGCATTTCGTCGCGCTGATGGCTTGCAAGGCTGCCGGCATCGTCGACGAAGCCGGGCCGCTCATGCGTCGCAAGGTGGCCGTAAAGCTGGGTCTGGACGTGTCCACCCTGGACGAAGTGGTGCGGAGGCTTGCAGAGGTTGAGCTGATTGACCGCGAGACGCTCCAGCCGGTTGCTTGGGACCGCCGGCAGCACAAGTCCGACACCAGCGCAGAACGCACCCGAGCCTACCGTGACCGTCTGAAACGTCACCGTGACGTCACCGTGACGCCCCCAGAGACAGAAGCAGAAGCAGATACAGAAGCAGATACAGAGAGAGAGAGAGAAGCGCGCGCGCAGGAAAAGCCCGCCCGCTCGCCATCCGGCTCGCGCCTGCCCGAAGAGTTCCCGACGAAAGACGAGCTTGCATGGGCGAGGAAAGAGCGCCCGGACCTAGACGCCGCTCTCGTTGCCGCCTGCTTCCGCGACTACTGGACGGCCAAAGCCGGCAAGGACGGCAGGAAGGCCGACTGGCCCGCCACTTGGCGCAACTGGGTCCGCAACGAGCGCACTACACCTGCCGCCCGAGCAGCGCCGCGACCCGCGCAAACCCGCATCGAAAACACCATCGCCAGCTTGACCGGGCGCAACCGTCAACCGGAGTACATCGATGTCACACCAACCGCTGCCGCTTGCCTTGGTTGAGCGCTTGTTCGCCCGGTTCTCCGCGACCTGGGGGGCGCAGAAGCTTGCCGCCATGTTCCCGGTCCCTGAGCACGAGAACGTGAAGGCAATCTGGGCCGAGAGCCTGGGCAAGTTCGAGCGCGAGACCTTGCGCGTCGCGCTGCAGAACGTGACCGATTCCGGCCGCGAATGGCCGCCGAGCCTGTCGGAGTTTCTGGAGGCTTGCCGGGTTGCCGCGCTCTCTCGCCGGCAGCACGCGCCGGCGCAGATGCTCGACGTGGCCCGCACGCCGCAGGGCGAGGCGCTGGAGAACCTGAAGCGCGTGGGCGAGCTGGTGGGCAAGCAGCCCAAGCCTGGCCGGGAGTGGGCGCACAAAATCCTTGCCCGCCGCGAGCGGGGCGAGAGCGTGCCGATGGCCGTCTACGACTTGGCAAAGAGGGCGCTCGCGTGATTCGCAACCGCGCACAAGCCGCGCAGCTCAAGCGCTTTGACGGACTGCGCTGGGGCCGTATCAGCCCCACGGATGTCGACCTGTTCGTCGAGTTTGGCAACCGGCTCTTCGTGGTGGGCGAGTGCAAGTATCGCAACGCCCAGGTGCCCACGGGTCAGCGGCTGGGCATGGAGCGCATCGTGGACGCGGTGACGCTACCGCCGCATCGCTACGCGGCGCTGCTCATCCTCAACCACGACACCGAGGACGGCGACATCGACTACGCGCAGACCGAGGTCACGCGCTATCGGTGGCTGGGCGAGTGGAAAAAGCCCCGCCGGGAAATCGTGCTGGTGGACGCCATCGACCGCCTGCGCCGGTTTGTCGAGAACTCCTGCCGGCTGCGGTTGGTGTCGTGAAGCGCAAGAACATCCCCACGCCCGAGCAGGCCGAGCGCTTCCAGCATTGGATGCTGTATTGGCGCGATGTGCTGTCGCTGGGCGATTGGCGCATTGAGCGCAGCACCCGGTCGGCCAGCAAGGGCGCGATGGCCGAGGTGATGTTCGACGACGAAGCGCGGATGGTGACTTACCGGCTGGGTGACTGGGCCGGCACCGAAATCAACGAGCGCAGCCTGAAAGAGACCGCGCTGCACGAAATGCTCCATGTGCGTCTGCACGACGTGCTGACGCTGGCCCAAGACCGACTTGCAAGCGCCGACCAGATAGCCGTGGCCGAGCACGGGGTCATCAACGTGTTGGAGCGATTGCTGATGGGGGACAAGCCTTGAGAGCAAAGACGACGGACGACGAATTCATCAGGCTTTGGCGATTACACGGCAGCGCCAAAAAGATGGCCGAGTTCCTTCAAGTTGACCTGCGGACCATCAACCGAAGGCGACGACGATTGGAGCTTCGATATCGCATTGCGTTGGAGTCGGAAAAAAAAGCACACCTGTTTTCACACCTGCAAACCGCCCACAAGCATGGGGCCAGGTCACAGCTTGGAATTGAAGACGGCGTGGTGCTGGTCTTCAGCGACGCGCACTTCTGGCCGGGCATTCGCACGACCGCGTTTCGCGGCCTGCTCTGGGCAATTGAAGAACTCCAGCCAAAGGCAGTCATCTGCAACGGAGACGCTTTTGACGGAAGCTCTATCAGCCGGTATCCGCGCATCGGATGGGACAGCAAACCCTCGGTGGTGGAAGAGCTGAAAGCCTGCGAGTTTTCCCTCGGAGAAGTTGAAGAGGTTGCGCTGAAAGCGCGACACAATGCCAAGCTCGTGTGGACGCTGGGCAATCACGACGCCCGCTTCGAAAACCTGCTCGCGCAGCACGCCGGCCAGTACGAGGGGGTGAAGGGCTTTTCTCTGAAAGACCATTTCCCCGCGTGGACGCCAGCGTGGAGCTGCTGGGTCAACGACTCCGTGGTGGTGAAGCATCGCTACAAGGGCGGCATCCACGCCACCCACAACAACACCGTCAGCAGTGGCAAGAGCATCGTCACCGGGCACCTGCACAGCCTGAAGGTCACGCCCTACAGCGACTACAACCAGCACCCGCGCTTCGGCGTGGACACCGGGACGCTCGCCGAAATCGACGGGCCGCAGTTTGTCGACTACCTCGAGGACAACCCGGTCAACTGGCGCCCCGGCTTTGCCGTGCTGACCTTCAACAAGGGGCGTCTGCTTTGGCCGGAACTTGTGCATCGGTTCGCGGACGGGGTGGTCGAGTTCCGCGGCCAACTGGTGGATGTCAGCAGCATATGAGCGGCTGGCTAATCGTGAGCACGGGGCTTGCCTACGCATGGGTGGCCTTTGAGCAGGCAAGCAAGGGCAACGCGCCCATGAGCGTGGTCTACGCCGGCTATGCCTTCTCCAACATCGGGCTGTACCTCCTTGCGAAATAGCGCGTGTCCGACGAGCGCTATCGGCACGAGTGCGAGGTGCGGTGGTGTTGCGCCAACCCTCGCCGGGTCAAGGACTACATCGCCCAGGTGCGGGCAAAGCGTGGAAACGCCGCCGCTGACCTGCTTTACGCCGACGCTCGCAAGCAGTACGGGCTGGGCAACCGTGGGCGCAAGGGCGAATGGATAAAAGGGGAGGGGGAGTGACCCGAGACGACATCATCCGCATGGCGCGGAAGTGTTCTTTTGGCTGGGCCGCCCCCGGTAGAGGGCCGGTGTTAATGAGTGAAGAACAAATCGAAAGATTCGCCGCCCTTGTCGCCGAAGCCGAGCGGGAGGCGTGTGCGGAGAAAGTGCGCGGGTTTTTTGCGGCGGCGCAGTTTGACAGACGGCATCGTGGTTTTGACGATGTGCGCGTGACCATTGGAGACGTTAACGATTTGGCTGACTCAATTTGCAAGAATCCGCTTGAAATTGGAACTGTCAAGAATTCCTTGATAGCTGATGAGGCAGTCGCAGCCGAGCGGGAGGCGTGTGCGAAGGTGTGTGAGGACGGCATCAACTCCGAGCAATACCCGACTCTGACTGAAATCGCCGCTGCCATCCGCGCAAGGGGGCAAGCGTGACGCCTGAGCAGATAGAACGCAAGAAGGTATATCTGCGTGAGTGGTACGCGAAGAACCGAGAGCGCCAGCTTGCAGCCGTCAAGAAGTGGCAGCAGGAAAACAAGGATCGCGCAAACGCCAACAAGCGGGCCTATGCCGAGCGCCACCCTGAGCGCATCAAAGAGAGCCAGCGCAAGCACTACAGCAAGCCCGAGGTGCTAGCCCGTCAGCGAGGCGATCCGAGTCGTATTGCCTACAACCGAAAGCGTGGCGCAGAAACGCGGGCCGTTTTGTCGGATGAGTATGTGCGCCGTGTCATGGCGCAACACCTGAGCATCAAGGGAAGTGAACTGCCGCAATCGCTGGTGGATGCTCACCGCGAAGTAATGAGAATCAAAAGGCTGCTAAATGAAAAACGTTAATGAACTGCGGGCCGAGTTGGCTCAGGTGTTTGCACAACTGAAGGCCGGTGCGATCAAGCCCGGAGAGGCGGCAGAGCTTGCGAACATCGCGGGCAAGATGATCGGCTCTGCGAAGGTGCAAGTGGAGTATTACGCGCTGCGGAAGGAGTCGCCAAACATCGAATTTCTTAAAGATGACGCCATCCGCGCAAGGGGGCAAGCATGAAGTTTCGCAAAAAACCCGTAGTCATCGAGGCTACGCAATGGTTCAAGAACGGCGACCACCCAGCAGTTTTCACAAAGCGCGACAGCGCAAGCGACCTTTGGGGCTACATCAAGACGCTTGAGGGTGAGCACATCGTCACACCCGGCGACTGGATCATCACCGGCGTGAAGGGCGAGCACTACCCATGCAAGCCGGACATTTTTGCAGCCACTTATGAGCTTGTGGAGGATGACGAAATCCGCGCAAGGGGGCAAGCATGAGCGCCCTCGCCGTGTTCATCGCTGCCGGGTACACGGCCGTTGCTGTTTGGGCCGCCGCCACCGTGCCGCCGACGCCGAAGATGGCCTGGTGCCAAGTGGCGGAAATCTCGCCGGATGTCCCGCCGGCAGACAAGGCCGCGTGCCGTCGCAGCCGCAAATTATCGCTGGCAGCTAATGGCCGGTAAAACCCCCACCGCGCTCTCGCGTGAGCTGCTCCAGTCCGAGGGCTGGCACGTCGAGCTGGTCGAGCAAACCATTCGCACCGGCAAGTGCGTCTTCAAGCGCGACCTGTTCGGGTTTGTGGACCTGCTCGCCTTGCGCGGGGAAGAGGTGCTGGCCGTGCAGACCACCAGCTACTCCAACGCTTCGGCGCGGGTGAGAAAAATCACCGACTCGCCGCTGCTGCCGATTGTTCGCAAGGCCGGCATCGCAATCCACGTTCACGGCTGGCGAAAAGTGGAGGGGAGATGGACCCCAAAAATCACGGACCTTTCGTAGCCGACTTCAAGGTCATCCCCATCGACGGGGCGTGGTTCTGGGAGTGGCAAATCCCCGGCACCGAGGACACCTACGCCGGTTTTTGCGAGACCCGCCAGGCGGCGATGGACGCGGCGTTCGACATCATCGTTCGACACTATGAGGGGCTGAACTGATGTTCCGAGATGCTCAGTCTGCGCTGCTCTTTGGGATGAACTTCGGCGACCGGGACCACGGCAACGCTGCCGCCGCCGAGCGCTCCCTCTCCCTCTACGGACCAGACAGGTACGACCGGGAGGCCATCACCGGCCACGGACTGCGAGGAGAGGACGCCGCAGCGCAGGCCGGGATGATTCTGTCGCGCGTGCAGAAGCTCCCGCCGCTGCTTCAAGCCGAACTCACCGCCCGGTACACCCGCATCAACGTCCGCACCCGGCAGGCGGCCTGTCACATCCTTGCGCTGAATGCCCGAAGCGCGCTGCCGTGCGAGCTGCCGGTCATCGTTCTGCTGATGCGCCGGGTCTACGGGCTGCGAATCAACCACGGGCGCATTGCCGACGACCAGGACGTTCACCTGCAAACCGTCCGCCGGTGGCAACTCCAGACCAATCGTTGGATAAAGCCCATCGCCCAGCGGGCCATCGACCAGGCAGAGAAGCTGCTGGAAGAGGCCGGCATCGTCGAGCGGGCGTAAGAATCATTTTTAATGTTTAGCCAGCCGCTCCGGAAAAAATGCACAACCCCATTTATTTCCGCTTGACGGGTGCGCGTTTTACCCATTAAAAGCGCCCCTAATCGCTATGGTGGGCAATTGTCAGCCCACTATATCTAGTGCTTTTGCAGCGAGTCAGCGAGCGCAACGCCGCACAGAACCCTGCAAACCGTCCGCCGGGGCACACCACAGCCTCCACGCTTGCACCCTATCCAATAGGTGGTAGCTGCCCCGGCTCCCAACTGGCCGACAATCCGACAGGAACCGGCGATGGAAACACCGAAAAATACACGCGGGTTCGCCAAGGGCAATCCCGGAAAACCAAAGGGCGCGACCAACAAGGTCACCAAAGAGCTGCGCGAGATGGTTCTTGAGGCGCTCGACCGTTCCGGCGGCGTTGATTACCTGGCCGAACGCGCCATCGACCCCAAGACCGCCGGAGCATTTTTGACGCTCATCGGAAAAATCATTCCGACGACGGTCAAGGGCGACATGAAGGTGACGGGCGGCGTGGTCATCATCCCGGCCAAGGCTGATGCCTGAGACCATCTGGGAGCCCACGCCAAAGCAGGCCGAATTCCTGAGCGCTTCCGAAGACGAGGTGCTGTTTGGTGGTGCCGCCGGGGGCGGGAAGTCCGACGCCATCATCATCGACGCGCTGGGCGCTGCGTTCGGGGGCTGGCAGAACGCCAATTACCGGGCGCTGCTGATTCGCCGCACGTTCCCGCAGCTCCGCGAGCTGATTGACCGCACGCGCGCCATTTACCCGGCCATCGACCCCGGTGCCACGTTCAAAGAGGCTGACCGGCTTTGGGAGTTCACGAGCGGCGCGAAGGTCATTTTCGGCTACTGCGAGCGCGACCCGGATGTCTACCAGTATCAGGGCCAGCAGTACCAATGGATTGGCGTGGACGAGCTGGGACATTTCCCCACGCCGTTCGTCTACGAGTATCTGACCAGCCGCTTGCGTTCGCCGGATGTGAGCCTGCGCTGCTATATGCGCGCGACCTGCAACCCCGGTCCGAAGTGGATTATGGAGCGCTTCGGCATCCGCAAGTCCGGGCAGGCAAGCCTGGTCGAGCTGGATGTCGAGGGCCGCAAGTTCCGCCGCCGGTTCATCCCGTCATTCCTGTCGGACAACCGGCATTTGGAGAACACCGGCTACCGGGAGCGCCTGCTGCAACTGCCGGCCGCGCAGCGCGAGATGCTGCTCGAGGGCCGGTGGGACGTGTTCGATGTGCCGAGCGCCGTCTACAAAGACGAGATGCGGGCGGCCCGAGAGGGCGAGCGGATACGGCCCGTGCCGCACGACTCCAGCCTGAAGGTTCACACGGTCTGGGACTTGGGCTTTGCCGACAGCATGGCAATCATCTGCGTGCAGAAGGGGCCGGACGGCGTGCTGCGGGTCATCGACTACCTGCAAGACAGCCGCAAACCGCTGGACTTCTACGTCCGGGAGCTCCAGACGCGGCCGTACAACTTCGGCACGGACTTCCTGCCGCATGACGCTGACAGCAAGCATTTCCTCACCGGCAAGAGCACGCGGGAGGTGATGCAGCAGATGGGCCGCAACGTCATCGTGCTGCCGCGCCTGTCGGTGGACGAGGGCATTCAGGCAGCCCGCCGGGTGTTCGAGCGCGTCTACTTCGACGACGTAAAGGCCACCAGGCTCATCGACTGCTTGCAGAACTACAAGTACGGCATCAACGCGCAGACGGGCGCCTACACGGTGCCGGTGCATGACGACTGGTCCCACGGGGCCGACGCTTTTCGCTATCTCGCCATGTGCGAGGGCCAACTGAGCAACGACGACTGGAACGGGTCCATCAACTACCCGCGACTGTCCTACGCATAAAACTATGGCAAAACGAATGACCGAGGACGAGCTGCGGGCGCTCACGGACGCAGAGATGCGCCTGGCGGTCGGCTATTGGTCTGGGAAGCTAGCGAACCAGCGCCAAAAGGCGATGAGCTACTACCTCGCCGAGCCGAAGTGGGACTTGGCCCCGCCGGAAGTCGAGGGCCGCTCGTCGGTGGTCGCGCCGGTCGTTCGCAACACCATCGAGTCGATGCTGCCGCAGTTGATGGTGAAGTTCGCCGGCAGCGACACGGTCGTGGAGTTTGAGCCCAACAAGCCGGGCGACGAGGGTAAGGCTGCGACCGCCACGGATTACATCAACTACCTCTACAACGTCCGCAACCACGGCGAGCGGGTGAGCTACGTCTGGATGAAGGACGCGCTGCTCTCCAAGAACGGCTTTATCAAGGTCTGGTGGGACACGAGAAACGAGGAGACGCGCGAGGAGTACATCGGCCTGACGGACATTGAGCTGGCGCAGCTCATGGACGACGAGGAGGTCGAGGTCACCGAGCAAAAGAGCTACCCGGACGAGGAGGACGCCGAAGAGCGCCAGAAGCACCTCGAGCAGCTCCAGCAGCAACTGGACCGGGCGCTGGACGCCGCGCAGCAAAACCCGCAGGCCGCGCAGGCGGTGCAGCAGCTCCAGCAGCAGATGGCGCAAGTGCAGCAGATGCCCCCGAAGCTGCTCTTCGACGTGGTCTGCAAGCGCACCAAGGACGGCGGCCGGATTCGGGTCGAGAACGTCCCGCCGGAAGAAATGCTGGTCTCACGCAAGGCCAAGACGCTGGCTGACGCGCAGTTCGTGGGCCACCGCGTCTCGCGCACGGTGAGCGAGCTCAAGAGTATGGGCTACCCGGCCAGCGTGGTGGACAACATCACCAGCGACGACCAGGCCGCCGCGCTCAACATGGAGCGCATCGAGCGGCTGTCCTACGACGACGAGCTGGCCTACCTGAACACCGACACCGTCCAGAGCATGGACGAGTCGCAGCGCATCGTCTGGGTGACCGAGTGCTACCTGCGGGTGGACTACGACGGCGACGGCATTGCCGAGCTTCGCAAGGTCGTGCGCGCCGGCAATCAGGTGCTCGAGAACGAGATTGTCGACTGCATCCCGTTCGTGGGCATCACGCCGGTTCCGATGCCGCACAAGCTCTTCGGCCTGTCGATTGCCGACTTGGCGCTGGAATCGCAAAAGATTGAGACCGCGCTGCTGCGCGGCGTGCTGGACAACACCTACCTCGCCATCAATGGCCGCTATTTCGCGGTCGACGGGCAGGTGAACCTCGACGACCTGCTCACCTCCCGGCCGGGTGGTGTGGTGCGGGTCAAGCAGCCCGGTGCCGTGGGTCGGCTGGATACGGGCTCGGGCGACGCGCAGCTCGGGCTCGGAATGCTTGAGTACATGAAGGGCTTCAACGAGGACAGCACGGGCTGGACTCGCTACAACCAGGGCTCGGACGGCGACACGCTGAACCAGACCGCCACGGGCGTGAATCTGGTGACCAGCCGCGCCGATATGCGCCTCGACCTGATTGCCCGCAACTTCGCCGACGGATTCCGCGACCTGTTCCGCTTGATGCTGAAGCTGGTGAGCCAGTACCAGCAGAAAGAGGACGTGGTAAAGCTGCGTGGGCAATGGGTGCCGGTCAATCCGCGTGAATGGCGCAATGGGTTTGACTGCGTCATCAACGTCGGTCTGGGTACGGGCAACAAGGACCAGCAGGTCGGCCACCTGATGGCGCTCCTTCAGCAGCAGCAGTTCGGCCTGCAAGTGGGCACCGCCACGCCGATGAACGTGCTTGAAGCGCAGAAGGAGCTTGCCAAGGCGATGGGCTTTAAGTCCGCCGACAAGTTCTTCCAGGCACCGCAAGGTCCGCCGCCGAATCCGGCGCAAGCGCAGATGCAAGCCGAGCAGGCCAAGCTGCAAGCGCAAGCGCAGATTGAAGCGCAGAAGATGCAGATGCAGCAGCAGACCGACATCGTGCGTCAGCGTGCCGAGATGGAGCAGCACCAGGCGAAGGTGGCCGCCGAGGCCCAGCTCGCGCAGATGGAAGCGCAGCTCAAGGCGGAGCTGGAGCGCGCCAAGCTCGACTCCGAGCGCTGGAAAGCGCAGCTTGAATCGAACACGCGCATCTACCTTGAGCAGATGAAGCTCGGCCTGGTGGACCCGGCCTCGGTGCCGGAGCTGGTCAACCCGGAGACCAAGCCGGTGACGGTCCAGCTTCAGGAGTCGATGGCGCAGACGCAGTCGGCCATTGCCGAGACGCTGGGCGCGCTGCGTGCAGCGATTGACCACATGAGAGCGCCGCGACGAATCATCCGCGACGAAAACGGTAAAGCCCAAGGGGTTGTCTGATGGCGGTGACGTACACAACGGCGGTCAAGAACGCACGACTGGATGCGGTGGTGACGGCGATCGGCTCGGCGGGCGTGCTGGAGATTGGCACGACCGGCATGGGGTCGGTGCTGGCGACGATTGCGCTGGGCAACCCGGCCGGGACCACCTCGGGCGGCGTGCTGACCTTCAGCGGATTCCCGCGCAGCGACACCAGCGCCGATGCAACCGGCACCGCAGCCGCAGCGCGCATTCGCACCGCCAGCGGCGGCACGGACATCATCACCGGGCTCACCGTGGGCACGAGCGGTTCGGACATCAACCTGGACTCGGTCAGCATCACCACCGGCCAGACGGTCACCATCAATAGCGCGACCATCACGCACGCCTGACGATGGCCCATGTTCTAAAGCCTCGCGTCGCTGAGACCAGCACGACAACAGGCACCGGCGCGTTCACGCTCTCGGGCGCGCTCACCGGCCACCAGCGCTTCTCTGACGTTTGCTCAACGAGCGACACGACCGAATACGTCATCGTCGCCGAGGACGGGACGTGGGAGGAGGGCTTTGGCACTTACTCGTCGGCCAACACGCTCACGCGCACGACCGTCAGCGGCAGCTCCAACGCGGGCGCTGCGGTGAACTTCGCCGCCGGCAACAAGACCGTGCTGATGACGCCACAAGCGTCTCGAGTGGGCGGCATCCCGCGTTCAAGCGCGCTCATGAAGGGCGACGGAGCGGGCGCTCTCTCGGCAGCTTCTGCCGGCACGGACTACCAGGCGGCCATCACCGCCTCTGGCGTACTGAAGGGCGCAGGCAGCGGTTCGGTGAGCGCTGCTACGGCAGGGACGGACTACCTTGCGCCGCCGTCTGGTACGGCGATTCTGAAGGCCAACTCCGGCGGGGCGCTTGCCAACGCGGTGGCCGGAACGGATTACGTCGCGCCGGGCGGTGCGTTGGGCACCCCATCCTCGGGCACGGTGACCAACCTTACCGGCACGGCCAGCATCAACATCAACGGCACGGTGGGAGCGACAACGCCAACCACGGGCGCGTTTACCTCCATTACGTCAACCAGCGCGTCGGGGGTTTTGACCCGTGCCGCCGCTACGCAAGACGGTGTCGCGCTGGTTGGTCGGGCCGGAGGCACGAGTTCGTATGAAGTCACGCTGACGCCGACCACGCTGGCCGCAGACCGCACGATTACGCTGCCGGATGCTTCAGGCGTTGCGGTGCTGGATACCGCAACGCAGACCCTGACCAACAAGACGCTGACGGACCCGACCATTGTCGGCGCAATTCTTGAAGACGTTTTCACCATCACCGACGGCGCGTCTGTCGACATCAACCCCAGCAACGGAACAATTCAGGTCTGGACGCTAGGTGCATCGCGCACGCCAACCGCGACCAACTTCCTCGCTGGCGAATCCATCACGTTGATGGTTGATGATGGCACCGCCTACACGATTACATGGACCACAATCGGCGTGGTGTGGGAAACAGACGGCGGCACAGCCCCCACGCTTAGCACCAGCGGATACACCACTATTGTGTTGTGGAAAGTAGGGTCAACCGTTTATGGCGCTCGCGTGGGGAATGCCTGATGCTGACGAGGATGTTGTCAGCGGCAAAAGCTGCAAAACGGGTTGATGTTGCCGTAGCGCATTTCACCACTCCATACATCACCGTTTACCCCTGGAGCAACGGGTTTGGCGCCAAATATGCCAACCCGGCAACATTGCCGACGGGAGACGCTTACGGCGTGGCTTTTTCTCCTTCTGGAAATGCTATTGCGGTCGCTCATGCTACGAGCCCGTATGTCACCGCATATCCTTGGAATCAGGGGTTTGGCACTAAATTTACCAATCCAAGCACGCTCCCAACCGGGCAAGCGTCTACTGTAGCCTTTACTCCGGCAGGCGATGCAATTGCCGTGGCTCACAATACCAACCCGCAAGTTTCCGTATATCCTTGGAGCACTTCTGGGTTTGGCACTAAGTATGCAAATCCCGGAACACTTCCGGCGGGGCAAGGCAGAGGCGTAGCATTTTCACCCTCTGGCGACACAATTGCTGTCGCCCACGGAACTTCGCCCCTTATTAGTGCCTACCCTTGGAGTGCGGGGTTTGGCACCAAATACGCAAACCCTGCAACGCTACCTACCGGTACAGGTTTTTCGATAACTTTTAATCCGGCAGGAACTGTTGTCGTTATTGCCCACAACACGACACCTTTTGTTTCCGCCTACCCTTGGAGTGCGGGGTTTGGAACTAAATACGCAAACCCGGCAACGCTACCCGCTGGCAATGCGCGTGGCGTGAAATTCTCTCCGTCTGGCAATGACTTTGCCGTAGCGCACAACGCCACTCCATTCATATCGGTGTATCCGTGGAGCGGCGGGTTTGGGGCCAAGTACTCAAACCCATCTTCAGCCCCAGCCGGCGCGGCTAATGGATGGTCGTCTGATTTTTCCTTTTCAGGAAATACAATTGTTATCGGATATGACGTTACGCCTTATGTTCAGGCCTACCCTTGGAGTTCGGGTTTCGGTTCCAAATATGCCGACCCGGCCACGTTGCCTGCTGGTAGCAGTAGGGGCGTAGCGTTTTCACCGGAATACTGAAACATGAAAAAAGAAATCTTGCTTGCCGCCCTTGAACAACGCCAGCAAGAGGTTCTTGGCTATCAAATTAACATCGACAACTACACGTTGGCTGTCAAGCACATTGATTCTTTAGGCGACCCGGAGTTGCAGGATTTCAAGGGGAATCTAATAGAACTACTGGCAACAGAAAAGCTTGAGCAAAAAAAAGCAAAAGTCATCCTTGCGGTGATTGAGCGGCAACTTGCGGAACTGCAATGAGCCTGTACGTCCTAGCTCCGGGCGGAATGCTTCAGCGGTATCCGTACAACGCGGTTGACCTGCGCGCAGATAACCCAAACGTCAGCTTCCCCGTGCCGATGCTTGACGAGCGGCTGGCGGAATGGGGTGTGCTTCCGGTCACGAAAGTGCCGTTGCCGGCTTTTGACCAAGCTACGCAAAAACTGCTGGAAGAGCAGCCCGTCAACATCGGCGGAACGTGGACGCAGGTGTGGTCCGTTGTCGCGCTGGACGCGGACGAGCTCGAGGCCAAGCGGCAGCAGGTACGCGGTGAGATTTCCGACGCGGTGCAGGCGCGGCTTGACGCTTTTGCCCAGTCCCGTGGATACGACAACATTGTCTCGGCCTGCTCTTACGCCACCAGCACGCACGCGAAGTACGGCCCTGAGGGGCGCTACTGCGTAAGCGCGCGCGAGGCAACGTGGGATGCACTCTTTGCAATAGAGGCCGACGTTATTGCAGGAAACCGCCCCATGCCTGCGGGCTACGAGGACATCAAAGCCGAGCTGCCGGCGCTTGTCTGGCCGGTGTAAATCATGGCGGCGTTGAACGGCTCCGGCGCGATTGGTTCGCTGCCGATTGGCGCGGCGGCGATTGGCAGCGGGGTCTCTGCGCCGATTACCGGCAGCCTGGCGGTCACCGAGGCTGGAAGCGACAGCGCAGCAGCTAGCGGCAAGGTACTCGTCCAAGGCTCGCTGGTCGTCACCGAGACGGGCCAGGACACATTCTCGGGCAGCGGCGGGAGTCAGGTCTCCGGCACTTTAGCGGCCACCGAAACCGGCGCGGATACCGCCTCAGGCAGCGGCAAAGTCATCGTTGCCGGGTCGCTGGCCGGGGCCGAGCAGGGACAGGATGTTTTCTCGGGCTCGGGCGGCTCAAGCACCGTCACCGGCACGCTGGCAGCGACCGAGACCGGCGAGGACGTGTTCTCTGCCGACTCAAGCAGGAAGGCCGGCGGCTACGACTACAAGAGCAGGAAGCGCTACTACGTCCGCGTAGGCGACCGGATTCTTGGGTTCGCTACTGCACGAGAGGCGACCGCAGCGCTGCCAAAAGACAAGCCGGCCGAAGCTCAGGCCGACACGGTGGAGTCGACGGACGCGCCGGACGAAGTGCTTGCCGACACCGACCAGGCGCCGGTGGAGCCGCAGCCTGTGGAGGTGCTGCCGCTTGCGGAGCTGCTCGCCTATGCCGACGTGTTGGCCGAGCGCGAGAAAGTCCGCGCCATGCTCCGGCGCAATGAGTACGAGGCGCTCGCGCGGGTCTACGAGACGTGGCGCGATGAGGAAGACGTTGAACTCCTGCTGGTGTCCCTATGATTGAACAATTCGTGGCGCTGCTGTTTCTGGCGCGAGACATGGCGCACCGCGCGCACCTCACCACCGACTCCTACGCCAAGCACATGGCGCTCGGGGAGTTCTACGAAGCGCTGCCGGAGCTGGCCGACAGCCTGGCGGAAACGTGGCAGGGGCTCAACGACCGGCTGGGCGAGATTCCCCTGCTCGAGAACAAAGCCGGCACCGACATCGTGAAAGCGCTTCAAGCCCAGCGTGCGTGGATTGAACGCAACCGCCGGGAGCTTGGCAACAGCACGACCATTCAGAACATCGTGGACGAGATTGTCCAACGGTACGGGCAAACCCTCTACAAACTGCGTTTTCTGGGATAAGACATGGCGCAATCCACCATCCTCGCGGCCGCCAAAACTGCGGCCACCTCCACCGATGTAACCGTCACCGCCGGCACCCCGGTGACCATTGGCGTGTTCTCGGCCACCTACGGGCGCGTGCCGCATGACGCGCTCTTCACCGTCTACGCCGACACGCCGGGCGCGGACAACGTCTGGGCGGTGCTCACCGATGAGAGGCGCGCGGTGACCATTGAGGCGCCTGGCACCTATCGGGTCAAGCGCACCGTCTACAGCACGGGTGAATCGTTCGGCGTGTATCTGGAGACCTGATGAGCCCTGAGGAGCGCATCTACAACGGCGACCGCGCCCGCGAAGTGCTGGAGAACGAAGCCTTCCGGGCTGCCTTTGAAGCCATCGAACAGGACATCACCGACCAATGGAAGAACAGCCCCGCCCGCGCCGAGGCCGACCGCGAAAAATTGTGGACGTACCTGCAACTGCTGAACAAGTTGAAGGCCAACCTGCAATCGACGATGGAGACCGGCAAGTTGACGCAGCTCGAGATGGCGCACAAGAGCGGCTGGCTCCAGCGGATGACTGGAGTGTTTTCGCAAGCCGAGTGATTGCCCGGCAGATGCGCGCCGGCGACGTTCGCACCGTGTGGCATCCCAGCCCCGGCTGCGAGCTGCTGGTGACCGACAACGGCAACGTGCGTGTGGTGGTCGGTGAGCAGCGCGCCCAGGTCTCGGACGCCTCATTCGTAGAACTCTGACGGTCGCGTAACCCGTCACAGCAAGCCCGCCTCGTGCGGGCTTTTTTGTTGCGCGCAAGAACCCGCTTCGGCGGGTTTTTTCATTTGGGAATCCAGAATGGACAATCCGGCAACGGAATCCAAAGAGCTCAACACCGACACCGCCGCCGAAGCGTTCGCGGAACTCATCGAGCAGGAAGACCAGGGCGAACAGCCCGCAGCGGAAGACACGCCCGCCGAGGCGCCCGCTGAAGAGCCTGCCGAGCAAGAGCAGCAAACCGAAGAAGACCCGCTCGTCACCATCAAGGTCGATGGCAAGGACGTGCAGGTTCCTCTGAGTGAGCTGAAGAACGGCTACCAGCGCCAAGCGGACTACACCCGCAAGACGATGCAGGTGGCCGAAGAGCGCAAGGCAGCGGAGGCAGAGCGTCAGCAGGCGCTCGCCGAGCGGCAACAGTACGCGGGCAATCTGCAAAAGCTTCAGGCGCAGATTGAAGGCGCACTAGCCCAACAACAGAACATCGACTGGCAGCAACTGCTGGAGAACGACCCTCAGGCCTACCTGAAAGAGCGACACCTCTGGGAACAGAGACAAGCCGCCCTACAGCAAAACCTGACGGCGCAACAGCACATCGCTGCACAGATGCAGGCCGAGCAGGCTCGCGCGTTCCAAGGCCACCTTCAGGCGCAGCAGGAGCAACTCCTTGCCAAGCTGCCGGAGTGGAAAGACGCGGAGAAGGCGAAGGCCGAAAAGACCGCCCTTCGGGAATACCTCAAGTCCCAAGGGTACGACGAGCAATCGGTGAACAGCGTGGCAGACGCACGCGCGGTGCTGATGGCCCGTAAAGCAATGATGTACGACCAGATGATGAGCAAGGCGCAGGCCGCTCAGAAGAAGGTCAGCACGTTGCCGACGCGGGTTCAGCAACCGGGCAATGGCGCCAACCCCGGCCTTGACCGGCGCGCCAGCGCGTACCAGCGACTGACCAAGAGTGGTCGGGTCGAGGACGCTGCTGCGGTGTTCGCATCCCTTCTTTAGTAGGAACAAAAAATGGCAGCTCCTAGCGGAACTTTCCTGACGACTGCGGCGATTGGCAACCGTGAAGATTTGACGGATTGAATTAGCACATTGTGCTACACTAGTCCCTATAGTGACTTGGGACTGGTGGCATGTTTAGCAGAGAAGACTGGCGGTTAATTGACAGGGCAACATTGCTTGACCTGTATCGACGAAATTCCGCCGGACAAATAGCAGAACTTTATGGAGTCACAACCGGCGCTGTTCAGTACCGGTTAAAGTCGTTTGGGATTAAGGCAATGGAAACCGGGTTAAAACACTCGCCCGGTCCAAAGCCAAAGTTCAATCCAGACCCGGATGAGTTCGCGGCGCTGTACAAGCGCATGAGCATGAAGCAAGTGGCTGCTCATTACGGCGTTGGCGAGACGGTGGTTTTCCACAAGGTAAAAGCCTTGGGGTTGGCTACGGTTAGCCGGTCTGAGCGATTGACGGGGAAACCCAAGACTCCAGAGCACGCAGAGAACAGCAGGAAAGCGAAAGTCGGCCTGTTTGCGGGCCCACGCAACCCCAACTGGAAAGGTGGGGTTACACCAGAAAACGTACGAGCAAGAGCTACATCAGCGCATCGCGTCTGGCGAGAAACCGTGTTGAAAAACGCGAGGTATCGTTGTGAGCGATGCAAGATTGAGCAGGGTTCGCGTTGCAAGTGTTGTGGGCACACCATTCATCTGCATGTGCATCACAAAGTTCACTTTGCCGAAAACAAAGGACTTCGATACGAAGTCTCAAACGGCGAAGCGCTCTGCGAGAAGTGCCACCGCTCAGAGCACTATCAGCAAACTGGGTGAATTGCTGGGAAGCCCTAACGGTTGGTAGCCGAGGGTAATCAGCAGCCAAGCCGTGTATGTAAGCCGAAAGGCCCAGGGACACGGAAGGTTCAACGACTAGACGCCGCGCGAAAGCAGTAATGCGTCCACGAGCGCCCAGGCCGAAAGGCATGAGATAGTCTGAGCTTACGGGAAACCGTAAGAAGACAGGATAAAGAGCCTGTCGATAACATAACTGGTTATTTACCGCATCAGCCCCACCCAGACCCCGGTTCTGAACCTCGCGTCCAAGGCCAAAGCGACCAACACCCTGCACGAGTGGCAGGTGCAGGAACTCGCCTCGGCAGCGGACAACGCGCAGGCCGAAGGCGACGACGCCAGCAACAAGACGGTCACCCCGACCGTGCGTCTAAACAACCGGACGCAAATCTCCACCAAGACCGTCCAGGTCTCGGGTTCGCAGCAGAACATGAACCCGGCCGGCCGCAAGGACGAGCTGGCGTATCAGATGTCGCTGGCCTCGGCCGAACTGAAGCGCGACATGGAAAAGGGTCTCACGCAGAACGACGTGCTCGCCACGTCTCCGCGCAAGTCCCGTGGCCTGCGTGGTTGGGTGGTCGACAACTTCAGCAAGGCGGCTGACGCGACTCTGGCGAGCTACACGAACAACACCGGCTACACCGCCGGCACCACTCGTGCGTTCACCGAGACGCTGATGAAGTCGGTTCTCCAGCAATGCTACACCAACGGCGGTGAGCCCGACGTCATCATGATGCCGCCGGCCATCAAGCAGGTCTTCTCGACCTTCTCCGGCAACTCGACCCGGTTTGACAAGTCCGAGGACGCGAAGCTGTACGCGGCCATCGACTTCTATTACGGGGACTTCGGGACGCTGGAGGCGGTGCCGAATCGCTTCATGGCGAGCTCGGACGTGTACCTGCTCCAGACCGACAAGCTCGCCATCGCCTACCTGCGTCCGTTCCAGACCACGGAACTGGCGAAGACGGGTGACTCCGAGCGCCGGATGATTGTGGTCGAGTACGCGATGGAGTGCCGTGCGCCCAAGGCTCACGGCGCCGTCTACGACCTGGCCTGAGTGTAACCAGGGGGGCTTCGGCCCCCCGCTTTGTTTGGAGTAAGCATGGGCACTCAAATCAGGCAACGCGCTGATGGTGGCGTGGAGTTCGTCGAGGACAGTACCTCGTCGGTTCCGCTCGCCATTGGTGGCGGCTACAAGGGCGTGAAGGTCGCCAAGGTTGCGCTTGCGGGCGTGGCTGCGACGACCGGCGGCGCTCTGTTCTCGTGGGCGAACCCCGAGGGCCAGAGCATCATCGTCACCCGGTTGCAGATTGACATCACTACCAAATCCACCGGCGCGGCCAACGTGTCGTTCGGGGTTGCGGCCAACGGCACCACGTCGTCTGCCAACCTCATCGACACCTATGCGGCGGGCGGCACGGAGAAGGTCGTGGACAACCTGGCCGATGCCGGCACCAACGGCAAGGTCGTTCAAAAGATGACCTCCAGCCAGTTCATCACCGGCACCGGGTCGGCAACGACCGCCGGCCTGGTGGGTAGCGTCTACATCCACTACGTCATCGCCTAAGAGCATCTAGGCAATCCCAAAGGGGGGCTTCGGCCCCCCTTTTTCATTTCTGGCGCGCATGAGACAAGTCATCCAAAACCCGGACGGCACGCAGACCGTCGTCGCACTCGAGGACGGCGCGCTTGTGACTGGCACGGTGCAAGACGCCACGCCGATTGCCGACATGACCAAGCGCCTGGCGAACGAGGGCATTCACGGCTCCAAAGAGATGCGCCACGCCGCGTCCATCCCGTTCGTCTTTGTTGAGCAGTATTGCAACGAGCGCGGCATCAGCTTTGCCGAGTTCTCGGCCAGCCAAGAGCACAAGCAAGCGCTCATCAATGACCCGGCGCTGGCGGCGTTTCGGGTCTGGAAGCCGAGCGTGGTGGGGGGTCTGCGGTGAGCCTTTCAAACTACAGCGACCTGCAATCCTCGGTTGCGTCGTGGCTGCACCGCTCGGACCTGACGAGCGTCATCCCGGACCTCGTGACGCTGGCCGAAGCGCGGATTGCGCGCGACCTGCGCCTGTCCAACCAGCTCGCCACGGCCACGCTCACCTGCGTCTCGGGCACCAACACGGTGGCAGTGCCGAACGGGTTTTTGGAGTTTGAAAACCTGACGCTGAACACCGACCCGACGCGCGCGCTGGCGTTTGTGTCTTACGAGTACCTGACCACCAAGTACGACGAAGGCTACGTCGGCATTCCGGTGCATTACACGATCGCCGGGACGAGCTTGGTGCTGGGGCCGACGCCCGATGCCGCGTACACCATCACCGCGTCCTACTACAAGCGCCTCGACCCGCTCGCCTCGGTGAGCACCAACTGGCTGCTCACCAACCACCCCGGCGTTTACCTGTTCGGGACCTTGGCCGAGGCGGCACCGTTCATGCAAAACGACGAGCGCACCGGGCTCTGGGAGTCCAAATACGCGCAGGAAGTGGCACGCCTGCAAGACGCTGACCAGCGGGCGCAATACAGCGGCTCCGCGTTGCGAGTGAAGGCACTCTGATGGGACTGGAAACTGGCACTTACATCTCGGACCTGAATGCGTCCAACCCGGCATCGAGTGACCCGAAGTCGCAGGGCGACGACCATATCCGGTTGGTGAAATCGACCGTCAAGGCGACGTTTCCGAATGTCAGCGGCGCGGTCACGCCGACGCACACCGAGCTGAACTACGTCGACGGCGTGACCTCGGCAATCCAGACGCAGCTTGATGCGCGGGCCAAGATTGCCGGAACCATCACGGCGATGGCCGCGCTGGACGTGGACTGCTCTGCCGGCACCTACTTCACCAAGACCATCAACGCGAACTCCACGTTCACGTTCAGCAACGCGCCTGCCGGTGCCTACGGGTTTGTGCTGGAGCTCACGCACACCTCGGGCACGGTGACCTGGCCCGCAGCGGTGAAGTGGCCGGGAGACATCGCGCCAAACCTGACGACGGGCAAGACGCACGTCTTTATCTTCATCACCGACGACGCCGGCACGCGCTGGCGTGGTGCGGCCAACGTGAACTACACGACCTGATGGACCCGCTGGTCATCAACCTTTTGGCAGGCGGTGGCAGGCCGTCCACGCTGGTGTTTCTGGATTCCGCCACGGCCAGAGCGCCGACCATCACCGTGCCGGCAGGTGTTCGCAACGGAGACGTGGGGATTTTGCTGGACGCTGCAAGCAACACGGGCTCCACGCCAGCTTCCGTCACTCCGAGCGGGTGGACAAAGGTGCAAGAGAACTCCAACTTCCCGCAGCGCCAGATTTTCAGCGTGAAAGTGCTCACGGCGTCCGATGCCGGCGCAACGGTCACCGGGATGAGCGCCTTCAACGAAGACAAGACCCTGCTGGTTTTGCGGCCCGACATCCCTGCGGCGACGCTCACGACAGCAAGCGTCAACGGGCAGGCCACCTCATCGGCGCCCACCAATCAAACCGTCACCGCAAGCGCAGGCGCGGTTCCGTTGGTCGTGGTGGCCGGTTATACGAGCGGCACGCTGTCGCTGACCTTCTCGCCCACGCAAGACGGCACGGTCTCGACCACCTATCAGCAGTTGCGCTACAAGATTTACAACAGCTCGCCGGCGGATGTCACGGTGGGCATGAGTGACGGCGGCAACAACGCCATGCAGTCGTTCTATTTGCAGGTGTCCTGATGCCGATTGTCACGATAAGCGACGTCGGCAAGGCCGGCTACATCGCAGACCAGCCCCCGCATGAGCTGCCGCCGAATGCGTGGTCGAACGTCTCCAACATCCGCTTCCTCGAGGGCGCAGCGTGGCGCGCTCTGGGAGACACGCAGGTCTTCGATGCTCCTGTAGTGACGCCGTATTACTTGGCGACCTACAACACCAGCGCGTCGCGCTTCATCGTTCACGCGGGCACCGGCGCGGTCTATGTCGACGACGGCTCCACGCGCACCGACATCACCGGCACCGCGCCGACCGGGCTCGCCGGAAACCGCTGGACCGGTGGAACCCTGAACGGCGTGCTGGTGATGAACAACGGCGTGGACGTTCCCACCTATTGGGGTGGCAATGTCGCCAACAACCTTGCCAGCCTGACGGCGTGGAATGCCAACTGGAAGGCGGCCTCGTTGCGGCCGTTCAAGAACTATCTGGTGGCGCTGGATGTCACCAAGTCGGGCACGCGCTACCCGCACATGGTGAAGTGGTCGCATACGGCCGACCCCGGCACCATTCCGTCAAGCTGGGACGAAACCGACCCGGCGGTCGATGCCGGTGAAGTCGACCTGGCCGAGACCTCGGACTTTGTCATCGACTGCCTGCCTCTGGGCGGCACCAACATCATCTACAAAGAGCACTCCATGTACGCAATGACGTACATCGGCGGTGCGTTTATCTGGCAGTTCCAGCGCCTGCCGGGGAGCTACGGTGCCTTGGCACCGGGGTGCATGACGGACACGCCAGTGGGCCATGTGGTGCTCACGCCGGGCGATGTGATTGTGCATCGGGGGGGCGAGCCTGAGTCCATCATCAGCGGCAGGTTAAAGCGCTGGTTGTTCTCGACCATCAACAGCTCCTACTACACGCGCTCGTTCGTGGTGACCAATCCGGCCAAGAACGAGGTCTGGATTTGCTTTCCGGCTGACTCCAACACGGCCTGCACCAAAGCGCTCATCTGGAACTGGCGCGAAAACATCTGGTCGGCGCGGGACTTGCAGAACGCAACCTATGGGGCGGTGGCGCAATCGGCAGCGGTCGCGGATGACACCTGGGCGAGCGATTCGAATGCGTGGTCGAGCGATGCGACCGACTGGGGTGCGTCCGCGCTGATGCCGTCGGAGAAGCAGCTCTACCTCTGCACGACTGCGCCCAAGATTGTCACGACCGATACGTCGTCGACCTTTGCCGGCACGTCGTTCACGGCGACGCTTGAGCGCACCGGCCTCGCGTTGGGCGATGCCAGCGCGGTCAAGACCATTCGCGCCATCTACCCACGGGTCGAGGGTGTCACCGGGCAGACCGTCTATATCCAAGTGGGTGCAGCGATGGACGTGGAGTCGGGCTACACCTGGTCGACGGCCGTGCCCTATGTCATCGGCTCGACCTACAAGGCGGACACGTTCGCCACCGGGCGGTTCATGGCGGTGCGGTTTTACAGCACGGCCGATGCGACGTGGAAGGTTCGCAGCTACGACATTGATTACACCGTACAGGGCAAATACTGATGTATCAGCCGCTCGTACTACCGCGCGAACCGGCGCTGCTCGCCGATGCGGTGCAGCTTGAGCTTCAGCGATTGGCGCTGCAACTGGCCGAGCCGCAGGAGTACCTGATGCTCAAAACGCTGTACGCCGAGCCTGTTCGGTTGCGCGAGGGAATGCTGGTGATGGCCGATGGCACGACATGGAACCCCGGCAGCGGGGCCGGTGTGTACGCCTACCGGGGCGGTTCTTGGAGATTCTTGGGGTAAGCAATGGTGAACAACTACGCAATGCCGAACTTGGGTTTCGGTCAACCGGCCTATCCGCCACAGGGCTATCAAGGACCGCCTGCCGGTGCTCAAGGGATGCAGCCAGGCTACCAGGCGCAGCCTTACGGTGGCGGTGGTGGATACGGATACGGGAACGGCGGCGGCTACGGCGGCGGCGCCTACCAGCCGAACCCGTACCTGCAACAGCAGGCTGATGCGATTGCCGGAAACGTCTCGCAGAACTACCTCTACAACGTCGCCCCGCAAGTGCGCTCGGGCGCGGTAGCGGCTGGCGGCTACGGTGGTTCGCGGCAGGGCATCGCTGAAGGTCTGGCGATGCGGAACATGAACCGGGACATCGCCAACGCGCAGGCCGACCTGTACGGCAAAGCCTACGAGTCGGACATGAACCGGCAGAACACGCGCGAGATTGCGCGGATGCAGAACGACACCACAATGCGCGGCCAGGACATGACCAGCAGCTTGGGCTATGCCGGTCTGGACAACACGCGGGGAATCGCCGAGTTGAATGCCGACACCGCACGCTACGGCACCGACGTGGGCGCCGAGACCACCCGGCGCGGTCAGGATATGACCAACGAGCTCGGCTACGCGGGGCTGGAAAATACGCGCGGGATTGCCGAACTGAACGCCGAGACATCGCGTTACAACACGGACACCAGCGCTGCGGCGTCCCGGTACGGCGCGGACCGCAGCTCGGAAGCGTCGATGTACGGTGCTGACCGCTCTGCCGATGCGTCGATGAATAACGCCTCCACCGCCGCTGCGGCGTCTCGCTACAACGCCGACCAGTCGGCCGCTTCCAGCCGGTACGCCACGGATGCCAGCTACAACTTGGGGCTGGGAAACCTTGGCTATAACTACGCCAACCTCGACCGCACAATTGCCAACGACAACGTCGCCAACCAGATTGCGCTGGGCAACTTCGGGTTGGGCGCCTACGACCGGATGATGGGCTACGAGGGCAGCGGGGTGACGGCCGGCACCAACATCCAGAACACGCCGCTGGATTACATGACTCGGTTCATGAACATGGCGACCAACGCCGGCGGTGTTGGCGGTACGGGCTCAAGCACCACGCCGTACTTCGGCAATCCGCTGGTGGGGGCCATTGGCGGTTATCAGATTGGCAACGCTGCCGCCAACGCATGGAACAACATCGGCAGAAGCGGCGGCACGACCGGCGGCGGTGGCGGTGGTTCCTACATGGACTACCAGTCGCCCGATTACTCGCTCTACGGCCCCGGCTAATAAGGACAAATCATGGTTGATATGACCGCATTGGCGCAGATGTCGCCCGACGAAGCGCTGGCCTACCTGCGCGAAGCGTATGCCGGTGGCATTGGGCCTATCTCGGCAACCGGTGGCACCACCGAGGTGGACCCGATTTACTACCAAGCCGAGGGTTTCGCCCCCGGCGCTGGCCTCCGGCAGGCAGAAGACGGCCAATTCAGCGCGCCCCTTACGAGGACGTTTGACCCGGAGTACGAAGGCGGGGTCTACGGGAACTACGAAGGCGTGTTCGATGCCGACGGCAACCTGGTGGACGTGAAGTTTCGCAAGCAAGAGCGCAGCGATGGCTTCTTCATGGACAACCTGGAGACCATCGGGCCGCTGGTTGTGCTTGGAGCGATGGGCGCCGGCGGCGGGCTGTTGGCGACCGAGGGTAGTGCCTTGGGCTCCGGCATCACCGCAGGCGGTGGTTCGGGCATTGGGGGCGGCGCGCTGGGTACGGGTCTGACGGCGGGAGTCTCGGGCGCCGGCATCGGTGGTGGCGCGCTGGGTACGGGTCTGACGGCGGGCGGGATGACTGCGGCGCAGCTCGCGGCAGCCGCTGGTGGTGGCGGCGGAACGCTTGCAAGCGTTCTGAGCGCGCTGGGTGGCGCGAAAACCCTGGTTCCTCTCGCCGGGGCTTTGATTGGTGCTGCCACTAGCGGCAACAGGACCGGCACATCGACCGCCACGCGCGAGCCGTGGGGGCCGGCGCAGGACTGGATAAAGGACAACATCCAGAAGGGCCAGGCGCTGCAAGAGCGCTACGCCGAGAACCCGTTCAACGACTTGCAGAAGCAGGCGTACCAGAACGTCTTCAGCGGCATCGACAACTACCGCAGCAACATCCTGCCGAACATCTTCTCCGGCATTAACTCGTGGCGGCCGTACTCGCGCACGGGCACCCAGAGCCCGCCGATGTACAACTTCCAAGTGCCGCAGGCAACGCCCTACGGGCAAATCAACTGGCAGGGTCTTCTCGGAGGCAGCAATGGGACTTCTTGATGTCTTCAATAGCGACGAGGGTCTGCTGGGCCTGAGCCTGCTGTCTGCGGCAGGTCCAAGTGCCGCGCCAGCTTCGCTCGGTCAGCGCATGGCCGGTGCCGTGCAGTCGTATCGGCAGCAAAAGAGCGCCGAAGAAGAGCGCCGTATGTTGCAAGCGTATCGGCAGGCGCAGATGCAGGCCATGCAGGAGACGGCAGAGGACCGGCAACTTGCGCGAGACGACCGCCAGATTGCGCGGGAGCAAAACCAGCGCAAGCAGCAGATTCTCGGCCAGCTCTTCCCCCCGGTGACTGGCCCGCAAGCGGTCAGCATGGCGGGCGGACCGACCAACGCTGCTGCCGAACTTCAAGGAAGCCTGCCGAAGGTGGACCCGGACACAATCGGGCGCTTGGTGCTTGGCGGAATCGTCTCGCCGGAAGCAGCAAAGGCCTACACCGACATGGGCGGACGGCCAAAACTTGGCAACATCAGTCCCGAGAAGTACACGCCGGAATCGCTGGCACGGTTCAGCAGCACCAACAATCTGTCTGACCTCGTGCCGGTAGAACGGCTCGACCCGAACAAGCCGTTCATGTACCAGAACGGACAAATCGTCCCGAACCCCGCCTATCAAGACTACGAGCTTCGCAAGGCAAGCGCCGGCAGCACGCGCGTCAACGTCCCGGTTTCGGTTCAGACCGGCGCGACCTTTGGCAAAACGCTGGCCGAAGACATCGGCAAACAGGTTGGCGCAAGTCGAGATGCAGCGATGGGCGCGGTGCGCTCGCTGGACACCATCGGTCGCATCGAGAGTGCAATCAACACTGGGAAGATTTCTTCCGGTCCGTTTGCCAATCAGGAAACCGTGTTCCGTCGGGTTGGCGAGGCGATCGGCGTGGGCGGCAAGAACAACCAAGAGGTGCTGGCAAACACGCAGGCTGCGGTGAAGGGGCTGGCGCAGCTCGGTCTGGACGCTGCAAGCCAGATTCGAGGCCAAGGTGCCGTGACCGAGAACGAGCGCTTGCTGCTCCAGCGCGCCGCTTCTGGTGACATCACCCTGACGCTGCCCGAGCTCAAGGTGGTAACGGATGTTGCGCGTCGCGCCGCGAACTACAACATCGGCACGCATCAGCGAAACGTGGAGGCGCTTTCAAAGAACCCGGATGTCGCACCGTTGATGCCGTTCTTCCAGACGCCGCAACCGTTCTCCCCGGTGACGCGGCCCACCATGCGCTGGAACCCGCAGACCGGCTCTTTTGACGAGGTGAAGTGATGCCGCAGCTTGTGCAGGTAGGGTCCGAAATGGTCGAGTTCCCGGACGGAATGTCACAGGCGCAAATTGCTGCTGCGCTGCGAAGTCGCACAAATAAGCAGTACGACCCTACCGAGGGGATGTCGGGCCCACAGAAATTCTGGGCCGGAGTGGGCAAATCGGTTGCCGATGTCGGGTTGGGCGCTCGTCAGCTCGTGGGCCTTGCCAACCAGGACGAGGTTGATGAGCGCAAGCGCCTTGACGCTGCGCTGATGAGGACCGGCGCAGGCAAAGCCGGCAACATCGTGGGCGCCTTTGTGCCCGCTGCCGCGTCGGTGATGATTCCCGGCGCAAATACGATGACCGGAGCTGCGTTGACGGGTGCGGTGCTGAACAGCCTTCAACCGCTGGAGGAGGACCAGAGCAGGCTCGCGCAGGCCGGAATCGGCGCGGGTTTGGGCGTTGCCGGGCAGGGTGCTGCGAACGTCATCGGTCGCGCGCTCAAGCCTGTTCAGGCATTCCAGACGCCCGCAGAAACCGAGCTTGTCAAAAAGGCGCAAGCAATGGGCATTCCGCTCAACGCCGCGCAGTTGACCGGCAGCAAGCCGCTGCGGTGGATTGACTCGGCGCTGGACAACCTGCCGTTCACCGCCGAGAAGCAGGCCGCGCTCAAAGGCGCGCAGCGCGAGGTGTGGCAGCGCAAGGTCTTGGAGCAAGTGGGCATCAACGCGGACAACGCCTCGCCGGATGTGCTGGGCGGCGCGTACTCGCAGCTCGGCCAACAGTTCCGTGACCTTTCGGCGCGCAACACCGTTGACCTGGGCAACGACTTCCTCACCGCGATTGCGTCGATTGACACCAACAAGACCCCGTTCAGCAAAGGCTTGGACGATGTCATCGACAAGGCGCTGGAGCTGGCCGGCAAGGGCAAGATTTCCGGCTCTGAGTATCAGAAGGTGCGCTCCAGCCTGACGCTGCAAAGCAAGGGCGCGTGGGCGCAAAACCCGGAGCTGGGACAAGCGCTCAAGACCCTTCGCAATGCGCTGGATGATGCTGCCGGCGCTTCCATGTCCGCCGAAGACAAGGCGGCATGGGACCTGGTCCGCAAGCAGTACGCGGCGCTCAAAACGGTGGAGAAGGCGGTAGACCCGATGAACGGGGCGATTAGCCCGAAGAAGTTCATCAACGAGGTGGCCCGCACCAACCCGCAGGGGGCGCGGTACGGGTTCGGCGACCAAGAGCTGCCCGAGCTTGCTCGAGTGGGCAAAGCGTTCATCGCCGACAACCTCCCGGACAGCGGGACGGCGCAGCGCTCGTGGTACATGAACCTGCTTCAGAACCCGACGGCGGGCATCGGTGGCGCTGCGGGCTTTTTGACCGGCGGGCCTGCCGGTGCGGTGTTGGGTGCCGCAACTGGGGCGGTGACGCCGCTGGCGGCGCAGCGTGCGCTTTGGGGCAACTCGCGCTATCTGACCAAAGGTCTGTTGGACCCGGAGGTCACGCAGCCGGTGCTAAGACCAATACTTCGGGGCGCGTCCATTGGTCTTCTTCCCGAACTCGCGGAATAACAGGTCTTTGACCTTGCCGTTGGGGATGACCCGGTAGAGCAGCATTTTTATCGGGGCAACAATCAGCCCGAACAGGATGAGACCAGCCAGCGGTTTCAACAGAATCGCAATCATCGTTGACGACATAGCCCGCCTCGCGCGGGCTTTTTCTTGCCCGCAAAAATCATGGAAAACGCAATCCTCGCCACGCGACTGGACACGCTACACGCCGACGTGGGCGAAATCAAGGACGCTCTCAAGTCTCTCAGCGAAGCTATCACCAAGCTTGCGCTGGTGGAGGAGCGCCAAGCGCAAACCTCGCAGGCGCTCGAGCGTGCGTTCAAGGCCATTGAGCGGGTCGAGATTCGACTGGCTGCGGTGGAAAGCATCGCGGGCAACTCACGGCGCACGACCGTCTGGGTGGACCGCGCGATGTGGTCGGCTGCGGCTGCGGCCGTCATGTACGTCGCCAAGAAGTTGGGCCTGCTATGACGCTGGAGACGCTGATGTACACCTTCGTAGGCGTTGTGTATGCGTGCATCGGTCTGACGTGTTGGGCGATGTGGAGGCTATGGAAATGAGCTTCGACCGAGCGTTTGCCAAGACCCTCCAGCATGAGGGCGGCTACGGCAACAACCCCGCCGACCCCGGTGGCGAGACCAAATACGGAATCAGTAAGCGCTCGTACCCGGATGTCGATATTGGCGGCCTCACGGTCGAGGACGCCAAGCGCATCTACCGGCGGGACTTCTGGGACGCGCTGCGCCTGGACGAGCTGCCCGAGCTGGTGGGCGAGACGGTGTTCGACGCGGCGGTGAATTCCGGCCGGCGTGCTGCCGTGCTTTGGTTGCAGAAGGCCATCGGCGTGGAAGCGGACGGCGTGCTCGGACCGAAGACGATCGCCGCAACAAAAGCGGCAGATGTGACGGTCACCGTCATGCGCTTTAACGGGCAGCGGCTGGCGTTCCTTGCGGACCTGAGAACTTGGAATGTGTTCGGCCGGGGCTGGGCCAAGCGTATCGCCGCCAACCTGATGGATGCCCGATGAACGTCGGCAACGCCATCACCGCGCTGCGCGCCGGTTGGATTCTCAAGAACCCCGAGACATGGAAGTCCCGCCAGAACGCGGTCAACGCGCTCACGGGGCTACTGGCGGCTGCGGTCGCCATTGCAAAGGGCTTCGGCTATGACATCCCGGTCACGGACGAGCTGCTGGGCGCTGCTGCTGGCGGGGTCTGGGCTGCTGTCAGCCTGTTCAACGTCTGGGGCACCACCGCCACCACCGCTCGCATCGGCCTGCCGGCTGGAGGCGGGGACGGTGGACTGGATGCAGAACCGAGCATCACCGGCACCGGCAGCGAGCTGGGCCAATAAAACCTTCCCGCCGGTTATCGGCCATATCACCTGTAGGTACTGACCATGCAAGCTCTGCAAACCATCAAGCTCATCCTCGGCCTGTTGCCGCTCATCCTCGACACGGTCAAGGCCATTGAGGCTGCGCTGCCGGCAAGCGGTCAGGGCGCCGCCAAGCTCGCACTGGTCCGCGAGACCCTGCAAGCCGGGTTTCAGGTGGCGACAGATTCCGTCGCCACGTTCGAGCAGGTGTGGCCGGCCATCGAGCGCGTCATCGGTTCGGTCGTGGGGCTCTTCAACCGCGCCGGCGTGTTTTCTCGCAACTGATTTTCAGGACTTATTCGATGTTTCCTACAAATTTCCGTTCGCGTTTTCAAAGGTCTTTTCGGGGCCAGCCGCAAGCGTTTTCTTTCAACCGGCAACCGCAGCCAAAGTTTCAGCCGCAATTGTTTGGGGCGGCTAATGCAATGCGGAATGGCAGTGAAATGACTAGCCCCATGAACGGCAATGCCGGCATGGCCCCTGCAACGGTGACGTCCTCTGCTCCTGCCGGTTTACCTTCCAACCCGCAAACCACGCCGCAGTTTTCAAAGGGTACAGCGCCAAAAGGACCGCAAGCGGTAGGTCAGCCATCGGCAATCGGGTCGCCGTCTTTGCAAGGAGGCCCCGCGCTGGGGCAACAAGATTTGTCGATTTATGAGCCTGGCAGCGTCAGGTTCATCAACCGAGAAAACGTCAATGAACTTGCGCCAGAGTTTGGCGACGCGGAGTTCAATCGACGTATTGCTGGATACGACCCGGCTTTGCAACAGCAGCTTATTGCTGAACGCAATAAAGTTTTGGCTCAAGGATGGACAACCGGAAAACTTGCTAACGAAGGCCAAATCGGCATTAGTTCGTTGAACCCAACCTACGGGTCGCAGCAGCAAGGCCCAGGCATGGAAGTCGCCGGCGCGTACCAGACGCAACCTTTCGGAGCTGGGCTGTCTGGTGCGCTTGCCGGGTCGTTTGGTTTCCAGAAGCCCGGCCTTGATGCCACAGGCCAAAACCCGCAGGTGGCAGGCCAGTACGGCTTTGGTGGCGCTTCCGGCGCTTATTCCGGCGCAATGCCCATGAACTACGGCGGCCTTCTGTAAGGTAGCGCGGGAGGGCTTGGCTGGCGTACACTTAATTGCCAGAAGCAATCCCCTTGGTGTAACTCAGGATTGCTCTACACCATTCGCTACACCAGGCGCCCGGAAACCCGCGCTAACATTGACTGTTGGTTGCCGGCCGTCGGCACCATCAGGACAGACCCCTCACCCTCTGAAAACCCGCGCCAGTCCTTGTTCTTCGGCGTTGCGGGTCTCTGTCAAGCCCCCTATTTTTTGCTGCATTTTTACACCAAAACCCTCTAGGCACGGCCTGTTGGTGTAATGTTTTTTACACCACAAGCAACCGAACAGAGGGGTCCGGCGTGGCATCGGTGCAACGGCGGGGAACAGCTTGGCGAGCGCACGTCTACCGCAAAGGCGTGCGGGAGACGCGCACCTTCGACACCGAGCGCGAGGCGCTGGATTGGGCGATCGCCCGCGAGCAGGAGCTGGAAAGCGGCCGGGCCGTTGAGGCATCGCAGACTTGGGTGGCGGCTGCGAATCGGTGGCGGCAGCACCGCGAGCTGTCGCGCTCGGACGAAACCCGGATGCGAGCTGTCGGCGCGCTTGCATGGGCCTGCAAGCCCATCGGCGAGGTGACCAAGCAAGACATCGCCGACTGGCGTGATGCGAGGCTCTCCGTCGTCAGCGCCGGCACCGTCGCCCGCGAGATGAATCTGGTGGGCAGCGTCTTGCAGTTCGCTCGGCGTGACCTTGGCTGGATTCCCGAGTCACCCATGCGCGATGTGCGTCGTCCGCAGGAACCGCCAGCCAGGCGCAGGCTCATTGTCGGCGAAGAGGTCGACGCAATGCTCACGCAGCTCGGCTGGTCGGGCACGGTGGAGAGCGTGCAGCACGAGGTCGCCGTTGCAATGCTGGTCGCGCTCGAGACGGCAATGCGTGCCGGAGAAATCCTCGGCCTGACTTGGGACCGGGTGCTGGTCAAAAAAGTGCTGCTAGAGAAGACGAAGAACGGCGACCGGCGAGAGGTGCCGTTGTCTCAGCGCGCCGTTGCGCTGCTTGAGCTGATGCGCGCCAAGCGGTTGCGGCACGTTCGCGTGGTCCGCACCGGCAACCGTGTGTGGCACATCGACACCGAGACCCTCGACCAGTTGTTCCGGCGGGCGCGCAAAGATGCCGGCCTGTCGGGCTTCAGGTTCCACGACTTGAGGGCCACCGCGCTCACGCGACTTGCTGAGCGGCTGACGCCGCTGGAGTTGGCAAGGATGGTTGGGCATCGGGACTTGAAGTCCCTGATGCTGTACTACGCGGCGCCGGCCGAGTCCTTGGCCGATAAGCTCGATTAACCCGGCGGGACTCTATCCAGTCCAGCACCTCGTCCTCGGCCCAGCGCAGGTTGGTGCCGAGCCGGAACCCGGCAGGAAAGTCCCGCCGCCTTGTCAGTCGGTCGCGCACATGACCCTCGCTCATGGAGAGCAGGGCGGCGATGTCGGTGATGGTCATGTACTTGGGCATTGCTTCCTCTCTGCTTCCATCTCGCGCAAATCCATCGCAGCGTCGGCCACGCCGTGCCAGTCTCGGCGGGCAATCATCAGTTGCAGGTACTCCAACATCACCCGGCGCTGAACCTCCGGGTCGGTGTAGTCGTTCTCGGTCATTCCTGCTCCAGTTCTCGCATTTGCTCGCGCGCGTCTTGGTCAACCTCAACCTCGCCGGCCGGTATCTCGTAGGTCGTCCACCGCTGACCGCAGGGGCACTTCCGGTATCGCTTCACCCAGCCGCCGCGAAGCTTTCGGGTGACGGTCACGCTGGACGCAAACAGACGGCACTCGGGGCACGCGCTCATGCGGCTCCCATCTCGACCATCTTGCGGTCGACATAGACAAGCGCCTCGGTGAGCTTGCCGGTGTGGACGTAGGGCAACTGCTCGTCGCAATGCGCTACCGCCGCACGCAGCACGGCTAGCTCCTCGCCGGTGGGCCGGTAGACCCCGTGCCGCTCATGCCGGTCGATGATGGACAGCAGCGCCGTCTTGGCCTTCTCCACCGCCTGGTACTCGCGGTCGCTTTCGGCAAGGGCGCGGCCCATGTAGTTCATCAGCGTGACGATGGTGGACATGGCGTCTTTGAGCGCTTCCGAATCCGATGAGTGCATCAGCGTGTTCAGGTGCAGATACGCCGGCAGGATGAGCTCCCGGCGCATCCGCTCCATCACCGGACGCCCGATTGCTCGGGGCCGGTGCGGCTTTCGCGGTTTCCTGCTTGCTGGCATCTCAGAAGGGGATTTCTTCGTCGATGTCTTCGGCGGGAATGGTCTTCGGCGCGGCCTTGGGCTTGCTGTCCTTCGGCTTAACCGAGAGAGAAAAGAACTTTCCGCTGCCGTCCTTCTTGGTCTTCACCCACGCGGAGAGCCAGTACTCCACGCCGCCCACGTTGATGCTGCCGCTGAACTCCGGGTGGTTGTCCGACTCCCGGCGGTCATTGCGGAAGAGGGTTCCTCGGTTGGTGTTGTCGTAATCCATCTCACAGCTCCAGTTGTTCGGCCATTGCGGCCACTTCATCCAAGAAGGCGGACGCCTTCTCCTCCAGCTCCTCGACCTCGCCGGGCGCGGGTTCAAACCGCACCACGGCCAAGCGCGAAGCACCTTTCACTCGTGGGTCAAAACTCACGAAATCCACCCATTGCCGGCGCGTGCAAGCCAACTGCCAGAGCATCTGCGGCCGGTACTCGTCGGGCACCTGGCCGTCTTTGGCGGCGACGACGTAGCGCAGGTGCGTGGGAGTGGTGGGGCACTTAATCTCAAGCAGCCCCATCGGGTCGACCAGGCCGTCCGGTGTGGCACCGGCCCAGTCCAGCGCCGGGTGCAGCACGAACACCTCGGGGCCGACAATCTCGCCGGTGTGCGCCTCATAGGCGACACGCGCTGCCGATTGGGTGTCGATGCCCCATTGCATCGCCGGGGTGACGTAGCTGCTCACCGCCACGCCGGTGGCCCGCTCGGCCAGCAGGTCGAACATCAGCTTCCTGCGGGCTTCGCTGGGCTTGCCGTTCTTCAGCGTGGCAATGGCGTCCGCCACGCGCGAGGCCGTCAGGCAGCCCCGGCGTGCGGCAAGCCAGTTGTCGGTGCCGGCAACGGCCTCGACGTTCATGCCTGCACCATTGCGGCTTCGGCTTGCGCCTTCAGTCCGTCCAGGTGCGGCTCAAGCAGCGCGCGCTCGGCAACGTCCAGCGCTTTCCAGAAGGTGCGGAACGATTCCACGCCGGCATCGGCAGAGCGTGCGGCTTTGCCCAGCAGCTCCTTCGGTGCGCCACGCTTGACCTCGGCGGGCTTTGCCACCGCCTGGTTGGCGTCGTCGTCCTCATCGCCCACCACGCCGACGATCGCCATGAGGGCATATCGCCGCGCGTAAGTAATGGCGCTGCCGGCTCCGTGCGCGTCTGCCTTCGCCACCGGCACGGTGAACGTGGAGGCAATCCATTCGCCGGAGGAGTGGCCCAGCACCGTCTCCACGCACGGCCGGCCGTCGCTGTCGTTGCCGGTGAGCTGCGTGACCGCCAGCCCGTGCTTGGTCAGCGCCGGGGTAATGGTGTCGCGCACGTTCGCAAGGGACGCAAACTTGCTTTTGTAACCAGGGTTGACCGAGTCAAAGCTCGGATTTTTCATCTCGGCCTGCGCTTTGGAGAGCGCGGCCATCAGCGCGCCAATGGTCTCGGACTTTTGCATCTCATCTTCTCCCAACAGTTCGTTCAATCGTGTCGGCCAACAGGTCGAGTTCATCGACCGCTGCGTCTCGGAAGGCCCGCCGGTCTCCGTGGATTCCGTGCGTGCCTCGGTGGTGTGCCGGGCACAAGGGGATGACCAGCCAGTCCTGCGCGCGCTGCGCCATTCCTTGACCCATGCGAATGTGGTGAACTTCGGCGGGTGTTTCGCCGTAGCCAATGCGCCGGCAGAGCGAGCAGCCCTGCTCGGCAATTTGCGCCATGTGGCGTTTAGCGGCGTTGCTCACGCTCGGCCTTGCGCTGCTGGTCACGCTGCTCCTTGCGGATGCGCTCGAATGTCTTGGCAATGTCGGTCTGCGCCGCCGGGATGTATTTCCATTCCCGGTTGAGCAGAGAAGGGAAGGGCGTCTGCTTCATTTCGTCAGCTCCTGAACAAGGACAGCAACGATGGCAACCGCAGCGAACAGCAGGGCATAGCCCACGGTGCGGTCGGCGTTCGGTTGATGGCGCGCGCTCATGGCGCTCAATTCGCGGGCGGTCATTCGTCGTACCCCCCGTATTTGCTGGCCTCTTCTTTGGCGCGGCGCTCGGCATTGCGCTCAATGGGCTTGTCGAGGCGGTCGTGAATCTGCGCGCGCAGCCAGCCGGGGGCGTACTTGACAAGAGCGGCCAGCGGCATCATTTCCGTGCCGTCGTCGACCGTCACCGTGTCTTCGATGGCGTGCTCAAAAATCAGCTCGCTGTAGAGCACGTCGTTGCTCTTGACGATTTCCCACTCGTCGTAGACCAAGTCGTCCCAGTAGTCGCAGCTCGCCTCGTAGGCGGCGGCACTTGCGAAAAGCTTTGAGTCGTAGTCCATCGCTGTCTCCTGTTGTGTTGAGTGGCGATGGGCTGATTCTGAAGGCAAAGCCTAATAAATGCAAGGCTTTGCCTAATTGATTGTTTAAAAGAAAGCCGGCATAACGATAGGCATAGGCTACCGTTTGCCGGCTGGGTGCGTTTTAGTTTTTGTTGGTGTCGTCTTGGCCTTGGGCTCGCTCTGCGGCTGCCCTGAGCAGCTCTGCGTGCTCTAGGAGCTTGCGCCGGAACTCATCGTCGAAGTCCCTGTAGGCATCCACCAGGGTGCGCTCGTCTGCGGAAAGCATTTTTTCTTCTTCCTCTGCTTCGAGCCACCATGATACTGGATATCCGTACAGTTTTGACAAGGTCTGAAAATGCCGTTTTGCGATGCGCCCGAACTTGAGCCAGTCGTAGACGCTGGGCGTTCGCACGCCGCAGAGCAAGGCCAAGTCTCGAGGCCGGTGACCCTGCTCGTCCATACATTGCTTCAGCTTGGCTGCTAGACGCAGGTTCGCTTCCGTCTGTTCGTTCGTAGTCATAGGCGAATTCCGACCTACTTCCCGGTACTAGGCAATACCGAATTTTTCGCTTGCAGGTGCGTAGGCTTTGCCTTACTCTGTAGCCTATGCCTACAAACAAAGAACTCGTCTGCGCCGCCGTTGCGCGGGCCGTCAACGCCGTTGGGGGCTTGAGTAGCGCCGCCTCTTTGCTGGGCGTCTCTGCGCCCACCGTTCACGAGTGGAAGAGCGGCCAGCGTCAGGTTCCGGTGGTCCGGGCAATCCAGCTTGAGCGCTTTTGCTACGGGCAAGTGCGCGCCGAGGAGCTGCGCCCAGACCTTGTCGAAGAAATCCAGTTTTTGCGTGGGACCAAGCGTCAGCGCAAGAGCACCGAAGTCCCTGCATGAATCAAGCCGCGCTGGTGGACGGACTGGCGCTGTTTCTTCGCGGAGTGCTCCTCCTTGCGCTCCCCAGCTTGAGCCGGGCAGGCATCCGTCCAACCCGGCACCCCTAACCGTAGTCCGTGCGACTGCCACCAGAGAACAACAACAGCACCTGGGGCTTGAATGAGCAACGACATGGCCGAGAAGAGTGACCTTGTGGAAATCCGCTTCCTCGCGCCGAGAGAGCTTGCCGATGTTGCCGACGCTTACGCCATCGCGCACAAGCAGGCGCGCAGCGAAGTGCTGGTCGAGGTGATTCGCAAGTGGGCAGAGCATCAGGTCCATGTCGCCACTGTCATCTCTCGCGTCACGCGACGCAATCCGTCCTCGCCGGAGGCGTGATGGATAGTCGACGGGGGGGTATCAGCTCTAACGGCAAACGAGTAAAGGCTCAGTCGCAAGGACGCAAAGCGCTCGGCGGTCTCACGCACTTCGCGGTCTGCGCTGCCGTAGCGCGTGGCGCTACAACAGCCGCAGAGATTGGCAAGTTCACAAGTTCGCGCGTCGGCAAGAGCAACTTGGAGAACCTGCTGGCAAACCTCTGCAAGAAGGGCGCGCTGCAACTGCGCGACGGCCAGTACCGATTGACCTATGTCGGCCGAGAAATCCTCGGCGCGCGTGGTCCGGTCAATGAACTCACGCCGCTCCAGCTCGCACCGCGGCCGCCGATGCGACCAGGCGCGGAGATTGCC